GGTACGTCGTCACGCTTCATCACCTCTTCTTCAGTGAGCCATTCGAAGCCATCGTTGCCTGTGTAGTAGACATCATGGCCGCGAGTGACTGCATTGCCGACACCCTCTGCCGCCCATTGTACAGTTTCACCCACCTCTTGCAGGCCGTTGCGTACACCACCTACGACTGCACGTGCAGCCTCATCAACAAAACCCACGACGCCACTAGGGGCTTCCATGCTTGGTCCGTCTTCTACTGGAGAAGGCGTTGCCGCCTCCCCCTCTTGTGGCTTAGGGAAGACAGGTGCGCTAAACTTCACACCGTCTTTACCCACAAGCTCTTGCATTACTGCTTCAGTCATTTTCATGTTTCCTTAGTCGAAAGGGTTCCACCAGCTTCCACCGATCTTGCGGGTTGAGCCTGATGATTTGATGTATTCGTCGGTGGTCATGCCGCTATTCTCAGCTGCTTGCATTACCTGTGCGTCTGACAAAGATGCCAGAGGATCACTGCCTGCCTCAGGGCCACCGTCTGTGTCGAGTACAGTCGGCGTAGTTTCAGCATCTCTTACGACACCACCACCATACTCAGGTTCCTTACGCAGCTCACGGGCCTTCTTGCGAACGAACAGGCGTACCTTCTCTTTAGAGACGTCAGGGTTTTCTGCGACGTAGGCTAGGACTTCGTCAGTCAGTTCTTCTTCGAACCTGTTGGCTACTTCCCTGCCACTGACGACAACGTCCCTAGTGAAGGGGTCTGTCTTCTGTGTGAGGTCTTTAACTTCGGCGGTTGCGTTGTCTATCCAGTTGCGAACACCGGGGTCTCGTAGGAAGTCTGCTGCACCCTTACTGGTCTTAATAGCGGTCATAAGGGAGGACCCTACGTTGGAGTCGTACAGCCCAGCATTCACACCATCTACAACCATACGAGTAAGCTCACCATCATCCAGAGCACCCTGCATGATCTCGTTACGCATCATGATCACAGCGTTGTGGTCAGTTACTACTTCACGTTCATCACGCTGAATGCGCTTCTGGAACTCATATAGCTCCTGTGCCAGCTTGCCCTCACCCATACCGTTGGCCTCACCGATGATACCGGAGTGGTCACCGAAGGGGTCGTCTAGGATAGCAGCGAAGCCTGTTGAAGTTGCTGTGCGTTTGGCATCGGCACGTTCGCGTACCTCCCTTGAGTGGGCGCGATCCTCTTCTTCCCACGCTTCATCACTGATGTACTCAGCAGCCTTGAGGCGTTCCTCTTTCACCCACCCTACGTTACCGAGAGGGCCATTGCCTGTGTTGACATCGTCTAGGATATCCATCAGGGCAGCGTTCCCTGTCTGCTTTGCTTGGGCGATGATGCTCTCTACCAGAAGCTTGTTGACGTCCTTTGGGGGCAACCCGTTGGCGATTGCCTGTTGGGCCTCACCCTCAAGAGCGCGGGCAGAACTGGCGAACTTGTTATAGTACGCTGTCAGTGTTGTCCCGTTGCTGTCTGCGATGTCGCTCTTACCGCCGTTGGCCACGAACTTCTCAACACCACCCCAGCCACCGAGGTGACGGACAGCGCGGAGACCATCGCGGGAATACCCAAGCGCTAGGTAGCCGCTCTTGTCGATCTCCTTGTCCACTGCATTGATGTGCCAGACGTTGACCTTCTTCTGAAGAGCTTCGTCTGCGGCGAACTGTGCGACGGTGATGCTGGTTCCGTGGATGTTGTTGTAGTCGTCTAGACGAGCCTGGCCGAACTGCATCCAGCCTCCATAGCCTTCATCGTTAATGACACCGCTACGCCCAGAGCTTTCACTGTGGGTCATACGTGCGATGAAGTCCTCGACCGAAGAGCTGCCACCACTGGCACCTGTAGCGATCATACCAACAGCACCCTCAAACTCGGCAGCAAACTGACCCAGCTTCGCCTTGGCTCTGTAGGTCTGGTGGTCACCCATCATCTGGGCTGATGCCTGCATAGCCGTTGGCTGGAAGATTTCCGCAGTGATCAGAGGGTCAATGTCTTGGACACCAGCTGCCTGTGCGTAGGCTGCAGTCTGGGACGAGATCCACTCTTGGACAGCCTTAGGGCTATCGATAGCCTTGATACCACCAACGTCGTTCTGCCACTGCAGCTGTAGGTGGTTCTGTAGGCCCATGGCGACACGCTTGGTCTTTGTCTTAACGAGGCCACGCTGGAAGTGAGGAGAGGCACCTACCAATGCCGAAGCGTTGTCTGTCCCTTCAGCCGCATCACGAGCGCGTACCTGATCGATCAGCCCTTTCCAGCCTTCACGGTTGTTGTTCAGAGCATCACTAGGGTTGATGCTGTCTGCAGCCACGGCACCCTCAGCCTCTTCAGAGAGAGACTTTCTCTCATACTGAGTTTTGATGACTGCCTGCAGTTTGGGGTTAACAACGGAGAGCGTCTTGGACAACTCTTCCCACCCACTGGACTGATCCATCACAGGAGTGACGAACCGATCCACAGGTGCCGCTGTAGGGTTCAGCGAGGCTGTTGGTAGGATTTGATTGGCCATGTTGGTGGCTCCTTAGATTGTGTAATTGCCAGTGAACGGATCACGTACTTGGAAGGACTGAACTGTACCCATGGCGTCTGCACCAAACGATGCGAGTGTCCCGAAGAGACTAGGCGCTGGTTTGATCTGGCTCTGGGCTGTGTTCACGCGGCTCTCGGTCTGTGCCTTAAGACCCTCACGTGTTCGCTCAATCTGATCCGTCTGGAAGCCGAGCTGTTGCATCTGGCTGTCAGCGAAGTTGAGGTACTGGCGGTCGTAGTCCCCCATGAGTGCATCGAATGATAGGCCTGCAGCTTCACTAGAAGCGTTGGCTGTTGAGGAAGCAGACTGCGCCTTACGTCTGGCATCTTCTGTGCGTAGAGCGGTTGCTGCGGCCTCTTCAGAGCCACGGGCGTTGAGGTCTTCAGTCTGCCTTAGCATACTCTCAATGGCGCTTGCCTGTGATTGGGCTGCGTACTTGGCAGAGCTTTCGGCCTGCTTTTGTTGTGCCATGTAGCCTGCCCCTGCGGACAGAGCTGCAATGCCTAGGGATGCGGCCATCATGGTCTGCGTCGAGATCGTGGCGATAGCTGCTGTGATTGGTTCACACATCTGTCTGCGTCCTTATGAATGGGATGACGGGGATTTGACCCACGCCATAGTTGATCTTGGGTGTCTGGAAGGTGAAGCCCATGTGTTTAATGAGCCTCTGGTGTATCGTGTTGCGGGCATCGACCACGTTGTGGAGCAGGCCGTGTTTAGCGACCATCTCAGTGATCCAGCGGTTGCCCTCTGTCACGATCAGGCGGGCGTTGCCTATGATTGCTTTGGTGGAGATCATCCACACAGATGCCCCTTTGATAACAGGGACCACTCCAGCGATCAGCGCGATCTCTCCGGTCTTACCGAAGCCTGTCACGCAGTCGCTCGAACTGAAGAAGCCGATAGTCAAGGCCTCTTCAATGGAAAGCCCGGTGATTGACCGGACCTCCCTTACGTCTTCTTCACGGACAATCGGAGCCATGCTCGTCACGTCCTCTGCAATGGTGGGTCTAAACATACTACGCCTTTGATGTGTTGCGAGTGTACATCGCCTCCCACTCTGCTGCAGTGAAGGCGCTTGGTAGGAAGCTGTCGTTGACCAGTTTGATCCTGACATTGTCAGACTTACTGTTGACGCGGAACGCCACACGAGAACTCCTAAGAGCGATTGAACCTAGGACAGCTGAAGGTCCACCTAGTGAGGTGCCTGTGAAGTGGCGAACAAACGGAGATGTGCGACCTACAGGGAGAACCTCAGCACGGAAGTATCCAGTGTTCTCGACGTGGACGAGCCAACGCTTGATCTGCAGACGACCAGCCAACGATGTGGCCACACCACCTGTACCTGAGGCTGTCTTAAGAACAGCTTGGGTAAACTCGTACTCGTGGCTGTACAGGATACCGACGTACAGCTTGGTTGCTGTGTAGTCGCCCATCACCGTGAACTCATAACCAGCCCCGAAGTTAGCACCTGCGATCACGTTGACAGACTGCCCTGCTGGACGGTTGCTTGTGCCGCTGGCATTGCGTGTTACCACAGTGATCTCAGCCACCCCCGGTTGGTACGGGAGCACAAAGGTTGTGGTGTCTGTGTAGACGTCGTAGGCGTTGACCGTCAGCTCTGCTTCAGTGACCCTGCGGTCCAAGCGGTAGACCATAGCCTCCCCTGCGTCTCTCTTGCTTTCAGAAACATCTATCGTCTCAATATAGACCCCATCTGCATAGTCTACGACCAGCACGAGCACGTCCTTGATGAAGTCTGCATTACGCACAGTTGCGCCTTCAGGCATACGCCACTCAGACCAACTCGACTGGAGCTTGTTGTTCCCCTGCCAGTGGTGCTTATACACCCACAGACTACGCGGTGTTTGTGATGTCAGAGCGACCACGATGTCAGCTGTCGGTGAGGACGTCAGGCATGTGATAGTTGACGGGATATACTCAGGCACGTGTTCTGTGATGTCAGCCGCATCTGTGGTGTTGGTGTCGTTGAGCACGTAATACTCCAGAACACCTGACCAGTCTTCACGGTCTACACCTAAGAACAGTGTGCGTCCCGCAGCTACTGGACCTGCTAGTCCTGCAGTCTGGTAGTTGCTGATCACTTTCACACCGGGAGGCTTAGATGCCAGCAGGTATTCATCAGCGATCTCGTACTGTGTCTGTGCTGAGAAGAGTAGTATCTTCTGGTTGAAAGGCACAGCGTACTGGAGGTTGGCGACAGATGAGCCTGAGGTGGCCACGTCGATCCTGCCATCGTCTAATACTTGAAGGACTGACTCAGGCATGAAGTTGAAGAAGTCTCCACGCTTTGACATGCTTACGCTGTCCCCTGAGAGGAAGCACAGGCGGCGGCGGTCGAAGTAGACATCATTGATCGTGCTGCCTACGAAGCTGGGCCACGGGGCGCTGTCCTCGTCCCCTGCTATGCGATCTCCCCAGAGTTCCTCACGAAGCTCAAAGGAACCATCAGGCATCCTGACGAGAACGTGGGGCATGGTGCTAGGGTCAAACTGGTACTCAATACCGGGGGCAACAGTTTCTTCCCAGACCCCATCATCAAAGGTGCGAGCTGCGTCATCTGGTGTGAACTTGAGGTAATACTCATCGAAGGCACTGCTGTCGTCCCCTGTCACAGTTACCATGTGGTCACGGCGTCCGAGGGCTGGCAGGTCCGTGAACCTCTGAACTTTATCCCTGATCAGGTCAGTGCTGTTGTTGCCATCATCGTCGTCGATTGTCACGGCAAAGTCTGTGAAGTCCCGCCGCTGTATCCAGATGATGGAGCCTGCCTTCTGGATTTCAAAGTCAACAAACAGGGAGGCGACCAGTTGTGAGTGAAGCTCATCTACCACTTCCTTGACCGAGACCGCTGGTGTTGGGTCATCAGAACGCATGGTCGTGTATGTAGCCTCTACCACACCTGCTACTTTGATCGTGTATGTCCTGTCGTATGCCACCTCCTTGATGAACAGTATCGAAGCGTAGTCATTCCCCGGAGATAGGGCAGGCAGCGCTTCGGCCACAATGCTGCGGTTCACGAAGAACGTGTAGTCGGCAACAGTGACAGCCCTGAAGTCAGACTTAGGGTCGGTCGATACTAGATAGTCTGTACCGTCTGGGTAGGTCACAGTCTTCTCAACACCGTCCAGATCGAAGACGCGGATCAACCTGTCCTCAGCGAGCACAACGTACTGCTCTGTGGCATCACGGTTGATCGTGTGGATGTAGGAACCGGACGCAGAACCTGCGCTGACCTTGGCACTATGTAGGGATGGAGGTCGCTTGACGTTTCCCTGCACCAGAGAAGACAGCGCGTTGAGCTGGGCTTCCCCTTGCGAGGACATACGCATCGTGACCGCCTGCTGGCTCACCCCATTCATGAGGTTAGGGAGCTGTTCAGAGATGAGGGGCATTGAGGATGTTTCCTTTAACGGAGGTGGCTGAACTCTGGGGTATCCCTGAGCATGTTCAGATCAAGGTCATCAGAGTGTCGTTGGATGAGCGTCACACGCGCCATTGCTTCATCGCGGGCGGTGTACTTGTGCAGTTCCTCAGAACCCACTTCGGTATCGATGAGTTTACGGCAGGCGCGGTAGGTGATGTAGTAACGTGCTGCCTCTGGAAGCTCGTCAAACGGGAGACCAAAGATGATCGTCGCCTCTAGTGCATCAGTGAATGTGTATGTGTGGTTCTTCCGGTCATACGCACGGGAGCCTCGCTGCACAGGGTGTACAGAGAAGGTAGGCTTGAAGTCCACGCTCAGGGCGTTTGCAGGGATGTTGATCTCGCCGCTCACAGAGAGAGGGAGGGGGTAGTCTGTCTCTGTGTTGAACTCCCAGCCTTCAAGCTGGACAGCGTTGTTGACCTCAGAGAGAGTTCCGACTGCGTTAGGAATGTCGATGCCTTCATCAGACGACAGGGACGACACTGGTGTCTCACCGATAGCCCGAAGCATCTGGTTGATTGCCTCCAGCTCAGTGGTAGGCGTTGGGTTCTGGAGGGCCATGAGGCTCGTCCCTTTCGTCTAATGAAAAAAAAGGGACCAACGCGATTAAGCATCAGTCCCTTGGTTATTTATCGTAGGAGGTGGTGGTCGCCCTTAGGCAACTACACCTGTGGCCACTTCGATGGCGCACTCAGGACGCAGAGAGCCGGAACCCATCGCGTACTTGCCGACCATCATTGTACCTTGGTACATCAGTTCGAAGTCAGCACCAGACTGTTGCATCGCAAGGTCCATCAGTTTCACAGTACCAGCTGCAGCCTTCTGGAAGATCAGGCCGACAGTCGTGGAGAAGTCACCGTCGTAGGTGTTGTTCTCGCCAGCGACAGCCGCGACGACACCGGAAGGGATGTTGTTGGACTTGTGGATTTGGATGTTTGCGATCTCAGGCAGGGTTGCTTTCGCGTACTCACCACGGCCACCCCAGTCTTTGTTGAGGTTGTCCTTGTGTTGAGCCAGCAGATAGAACTGAGCAGGCTTGAAGGTTGCATAGCGCTCACCTTCCCAGACATCTTTCTCGTCGAAAGTCTGAGCGGCGTCGAAGAACATCGCGGACAGAACCGAAGCATCGGTCGCAGCTGCAGCATCAACCAGACGTGAGCCACCGGGAAGATCGTCGATCTTGTTGGCGGAACGTGCAGTCAGTGCGATAACGCGGGCGATCTTCTCGTCGAACGCACGAGACAGAGCAGCACCAAGTTGCTTGGAGTACTCAGAACGAACGTCGTAGTGGTTCTTGGCTTCTTCCAGTTCGTCGATGAAGACGTTGGAGATCAGCTTGTCGTCGATGTTGATTGTGGTTTCGGCGTGTTTGATCTTCTGATCACCGAGGATCGCGGTGCCTGCAACGTGATAGCGGGCGACTGCTTTACCAGTGTGGTTGAATGTCGCTGCTTTGCCCGAAGTGATAGTACGGACTTGGTGCAGAGGCATGAAGATGTTCAGCTCATTAAAGGCTGTCAGAACTTCGCCAGTGAATTGTGTGCGGAACAGCGCGTTAGCTGCTTCGTAGTCCGCAGGAGTAGCGGCGTTGACTACGCCGAGTTGGGACAGAATAGGCATGGTGTTATCTCAATATGTTTGATCTACAGGGAATTGCTCCTTGTTGACTACACACTTGCGTCGGCAGGGTTGTCCTCCGCAGAGGGCCAAGCTTGCTTATGCTTGTCTTAGGTGCCAGCTCGACTATGACGAAGTCGATGGTGGCTGCTGTGATCTGTTATATTGAGGTGGTGTTGTTGCCCAGAGAGATCGCCGGGGTCAGCCGCGAACTGACGCTTTCAGCCGTGTCTCTCTGTGCAATGGTGGAACTTAATTGGTATGGCCCACTACTTGCGGGCGACACCTGTCATTTTCTCAGCAGTCCGAAGAGCACCGAGGCCGAGCATACCCATAAGAACAGGGGCAAGGACACTCCAGTCGAACTTAGGAAGTCCTGAGAGATCGATGACCTCGTCAGTGAATGCCGTGTAGTAGATGAAGTAGCTCTGGATGATCGGGAACACGATGAAGGACAGACACAGTGCAACTGCACAGGTCCACCCCACAAAGGGACGCCAGCCTGAGACGAAGAGGCTGCTATGTTTAGCCTCCTCTGAGTTCACTGCAAGCTGCGCAAGCTCACCACGGTGGGCAAGCTCAAGCAACTTCAGCTTGGCGTTAGAGCGTTCCTCAGGGGTCGTGAACATCTCGTCGATGATAGGGGCAAAGCTCCCCACCAGTCCGGCGATGCCATTGAGGGTGCTAGGGTTCATCGTGTCTGTACCACGTTTGGAGACTTCATCAGCTTCGCCGCAACCTTGTCACGGAACGTCTGCGAGGTCTTGTACTCTGGCTTACGCATGTCCTCCATCATCGCA